GCTGGGAAGTAATCATACTCATCAATTCTAACTGCACAAGAACTTCATCAGTATTTTCAACAAGCATTAACAATGAGGTTACGTCCGGTCTAGTTAAGCCATACCAAATAGGTACGAACATAAAATCGTAAAAACAAATTAACAGATACAATGAAAGTGCGGCCCAACGCCACGTCATTGTACTTTTTTCTAAATCATTTAGAGGCACAGTTAAGTGCTTCTTTGCACATAGTTGCTTCAACACCCCAAATCATTAGCCCTATAAAAGCAATTAAACATACTCCTATTACAATAAATTTTACATTCATGCTTACACCTCTTTAGTTATCGAAACCATCTCCTATCTGCATAGATTTTAACAGTTCTATCTCTGCACGCAACTTCTCTACCTCTAGCCTACGTCTCTGTAGCTCTAGCTGGTACAAAGTGTTGCAATTAATTCTTTCGGTCGGAGCGTCAAGTGGAATTATTATTCTTGCGTAAATTCCAAAATCTTTTGTCTCAGGATTAATTTTGTCTTTTTTTCCAAACGGAGCTACTGCGTTGTTAATTATGCCTGTCATCCCCAATTCAAAATTTGTGCTTCCTCCGATACTGTTAGAGCAGTCAAGGTCACCAGCTTTTATACTGTCTGTACCATAACCCATACCAGCACTAGGCAATGCTAGATTAAGCGATGTACTATTAGCTATCGATTGTGTACAAAGAAAAGCTAATAACAAACATCTTATTTGAATTTTGAGCATATTCTAGTAGCTAACAAGGTCTTACTCTCATCGTTACTCCTTAATTTAGACAATGAACAAACGTATCTAGCTTCTACTATGTCTTGTGTTCTTATATAAATATCAAAATTAACTTTACTTAAATAATCAATCTTAATAATTTTATAAGCTGTTACAAATGGTATTGGTTTCCACTCACTATCAAAGACACCAACCTCATAATAACCAACATCTTCTCTAGAGTTCCATAACTCCATAGTTGTTTTCTTTACACCTTGTACCGCACTCATACTCCAAGTGGGGTAGGTCGGTGTCATCTCATGACTATATACTGCGTAATTAAACAGTAATAAACATATTCCTATTGAGCGATACATTCAGCTAACACTACTGCTTTGTATGCGCCACCCGGAAAAGCTTTAGCCTGACCACCACCATAAACAGCAATTGATGTAGACTTAAACCATGTAGTACCAGCGACTGTTAAAGCGTAAGTTCTTTTTGAACCCGCTATGCTACTTGCCGCTTGGTATCCACTCATATCAGATGTTGAGGTTTGGGCTACAGTCACAGCCCCAGTCCAAGCAACATTGTCAGGTAATGATGGACTTGAGCTAAACGATGTAGGATAGCTAACCTCTGCTTTATAAGCATTAGCTAAACTTACATCAAACCTTACTATAGGCTCTTGACCAGCACTAGCTGGTGCAGTTGTTAATGTGTAAGCGTTGGGGTTACCATAAGCACCGGGAGTATCTAAGTTAACAGTACATCTACTTTGTACCGTACCAGTTATATCAATGTTCTCTGCTTGGACTGAAATAGCCCCTAAAATTAACCCTATTATTAATAGCTTTTTCATTTGTATTGCTCCTCTATCATTTGATTCATTAAATTATCTTGCGCCAAGCTCCTTAATGCTTTCCTATTATCCACGATATTGCCGCCTTGTAAAACCACGGATTCGGTAATGTAACTATCGGGAATTTTTGCAACGTAATATGTGCCAATGTTTGTCGCACTATTTATTGAATTTAATATAACAGATTGAGCTACTTGATTAGCCAGCGTTAAAGCGTTAGTTGTACTAGCAAGAAGTGTCTGTATGTCAGAGTTGTCGTCTTCTTCATCGTCCTCATCCTTGACTTCTTCATCATCTTCTAACAGTTCTCTGTCTGTATCTTTTTGTGCTAATTTAACTGAATCGTCTTCTAAGGCATCATAATCAGGGATTTTTGGTACTGCTGGGGGTTTCGGTTTAACGTAACCGGGGCAGTTAGGGTCAGACTGAGGGTCAAAACAACTATCAAAACGAAACATATAAATTACTGACACGTCTTCTACTGTTCCTGTACCAGTTGTTCTAACGCGACCTTTACCAAATAAAGCTAATGGCGTGTAGGCAAGAGGAATAACTTTTTTAATTCTTACTGGATGTTTTCCTGACCAATCTTCTTTGTCTTGCCATACAAAGCCACCACCTACTTTATCATTTTCTATAATAACTACAAAGTCATCATCAAGTTCTTTTATAGGGTTATAAGTATAGATAACACCTGATATATCCATACCACCAATACCATATGCACCTAGAGTAGCTGGGTTCATGCTCCATTGCATAGCACTAGAAGCGGCGTTTGGTGTGTATCCGTATATGTAGCTAGAAGAATAAGAAGGCTGATGCAACAGCACCCATAAGCTTAATAGCGCTATCCCTCTTTTCCACAGTAGTTTTTTCATGTTGCTCCTCCGGCATTGGTATTTCTTCAGTTCGTACTGCCCAAGCGCGTTTTGCCTCATTTCCTATCAAACCATCTATGGGGCAGTATGTTCCCGCATTAGCCATCGCTTTGAAAATCGCTGGGTCTTGGCACAGAAGGCTGACTGAGGCTACTTTCATGCCAGCCGCGTACAGCATTCTTGCTTTCTTTAATAAAAGGCAGTTAGCTTCCGTATATGTAGCTCCAAGGCTCAAGGATAAGATTTGAGTACCCAAAGCACCACTAGACGAAATAGTGCATAGGTCTGAGTTGTTACCGCCTACATTTGGAGATATGGCGCTTGGGGGTGGAGACTTAACTGTTGTAGTTTGGTTACCGTTAGTTGTTACAGTAGAGTTTGTTGTTTGTTCAACTTTAGTTGTTTCCGCCATAGCAGAGAATGACAGTATAAGAAAACAAGCTACTATGCCAAAGGCTATTGTGTTGTTAATTTTTTTATTCACTTGTCATTGCGTCATACCAATTTTTAAAATTGAACGCTTCCCATTGCTGACCATAACTATCACCAGTTCCATTACCTAATGATTCTTGCAATTCAACTAAAGTATGTTTTTTAGCGTGTTCTAAAATACTATCAAAGCGAGAATCCTCAAATTTAAGTTTACCAGCAGTTTCCCAAAATGGAGTATCGTATTTAGAACCATACATATAATGCCACATAATAAAATTTTGTATTTGATTGGTGTAGTTATGGATGTACTTCGTATTGGAAGAAGGAGTTGTCTTTCCATCAATAATCCAAGACCAGTTTCTTCGCGCCCAATGCAAATAACATTCAATAGCAGTAGACTCCAAAGGTTCTAAAAAGAATAAACGATTGCCTCCTAAAATAATTCTATCATCTATTATGGGAGATTTAGCCACATACTGCTTAAATTTAAAATTATCTACTTTTTCGTCTAAATAAATGCCTTGGTCTGCTAAATTAAATAACTCATTAAAATTATCAGATGCTTCTTTGGTGGATGTAATTTCATCATTATAAAGATAACCATAGGAAGTGGTCTTAGTTGTATTCGGAATAACAAAAGTCCAGCCATCTGGTGTTGCTACAGCACGTGTCCAATTTTGATTACATTCCTTAGATTTTCCCTCTCCTAAAATAACAGAATTTAAAGGATTAGTTAGTATATGGTAATCATCCCAGTTGTCACGTGGTTTCCCTCTACAATCAAAAATATAATCTGAATCAATTTGCTCGTAGTTATCAATATGTTTTTCTTGTACGTTAAAGTATCCAGAATTTAAAATAGTTTCTTGTAAGTTATTGGGGGAATAATGAAGACCAGCCTCATAGCCCGGAAAAGGATGAAAAAATTTATGATTTTTCTTTCCCCAATTCTCATAAAGAATACCAAATTTAGGTGTCGCTTCTATTGGATTATTATAGAAATTTATCCCAAGAGCATCCCATAAAAGTTTGGGAGGCGACAGTTGAGTAGCTTGCCCAACACGTTCAGTAGGAATATCAGGGTCGTAAAGCAGTTCAATGGAAATGTCTTTTCTGTTACGAGTATGATAACCATAATGCAAAGCAGTCAAACAACCAGCATTGCCTCTTCCTAAAACAGTAATTTTCAAAACTTTTTCTCCTTATTAAAATTGTTTTAAAACTTAAACTTACTCTTCAAAAACATATGGAGCTGTAGGATACGTTGGACTAGCAACTGGAGTATAACCTGAAGGCAAATTTCTAAGTGCTTGTCTATAAGTTGCCCATTCAGCTTTTTTAGCATTTGTCAATTGACTATCAGATAATTGCGTGTGGTCACAACTAGCTATTAATTTATCTCTTTCTGCTCTTAATTCAACTACAGTTACTACAAGGTCAACCCATGCACCATCAACGTATCTTTTTCTAGTGTAGTCAGCGTTATCACTTACTTCAATCCAAGTTGCCGCAACAAAACCAGCAATTGGTAATGATTCATCAACTAATACTTTCTCTATTGTATAGCCTTCGCTATCTATAATTACATAATTTTTCATTGCCTATCTCCGGGTAAGTGAAACCCCCAACCTGTAGCAATGTACTTTTCACCTGACAACAACATACCACCACGATGTGTGTGAGTGTATCCTGCTGGCCAAATAACAAGTTTGCCTTGTTTAGGGATTTCTTGATGTTTTTGATACATGAAGTCTGTTGTTCCACCTTCAAAGTTATCGTTTAAATATAACATATAAACAAATGCTCTATCAGAATTTTCTAAGTCTCCAGCCTCACAATGCCAAGCGGAATAACTCTCAAAGTTATCTGCTATGTATCCTTGAACTAACATATTTTTAAAGTATGTTCTTCCAAGTGTCATTTGAAGTCCTAACTCTTCTGTGTATTTCCCAACACATTCTTTTAATTTATCAAAGAACTTGCCGGCTAAAGCACTATTACGCATGTCCATCAAAGCTGAGTCATCTTCGTTAAACTCTATTTGATTATCTTTACGAAAACCAGTATTACGTTTAATTACACACGTAGCACCAATCTCTTTATTATGTTTAAAAGCCTCTATGACATCCTCACAGAACTTGCTATCGAAAGCATCATATGTCTTAATAAATGTCATAGTATTTTCTTATTAGAACCTTACGTACATTATACCAGCCTGTCCAGCAGATGGATTACCAGTAACGTTAGCATTACTGTTACCAGTACTACCACCACCGCCACCGCCACCAACACTACCAAATGAAGGTCGTAAAGCACCACCATTAGCAACACCTGAACCTCTTGTTAAAGCATTTCCTGATTCGTTTCCAGCTACAGCTCCATTAGAACCAGCAGAACCACTAGAAGAACCAGTACCACCGCCACCACCGCCACCACCAGTAAGGGTAACAAGTGCAACATTGTTACTACTAATTAGTGTTGTATTATTTCCAGCGTTACCAGCAGAACCATTATTTCCTGAGATATTAGCGAAATTTGAACCAGAATTACCAGCCGAGCCTTGAGCTATTGTGTAAGTTTCTCCAGCAACACAAGTTACGATTGTACCATCCATGAAAGCACCACCTCCACCTTTTCCGCCGGTACGACCGTTAGCCCAACCAACTCCACCGCCGCCACCACCGGCGCCAGCACCATATATTTGAATAGTACTGTTGCTAGGTGAGAATGTTCCATTGCCGCTTTTTGTGGATGTGTATCCTCCTCCCGCCGCATCTTCAAAAGCTGGGGCATTACCCGCACCAGTTGAAGTTAATATTTGTCCATCTGAGCCAGTAGCAATAGCTACAGGTGCGCCATTTGAATCAAAAGAAATGATATTACCATCTGTACCATGAGCCATCTTAGCTAATGTAACTTGGTTATCACCTATGTGTGATGTGTCAATACTTCCATTAGCTAATTCACTAGAATCTACAGAGTTTGCCGCTAAAGCAGTTGCATCTACACTTCCCGGAGCATAATGTTCTGAATCTATTGAATCCGCCGCTATGTGTTCACTATTGATAGCATCATTAGCAATTTTAGCACCAGTCACCGCATCTGCGGCAATCTTAGCAGTTGAAACACCACCATCTACAAGTTGTGCAGTTCCTACTGCGGCATCAGCCATCTTATCTCGAGTAACTTGGTCATTTGCTATGTGCGCTGTGTCAATACTTCCATCAACGTAAGCATCAGAGTCTACTGAGTTTGCCGCCAACTCACTTGTTCCAATAGCATTTGCGGCTATTTGAGAAGCTGTAATTGTATTATTGGCAATATGCGCCGCATCAATACTTTCATTAATGTAGTGTTGACTATTTATAGCATCATTAGCTATATGAGCTTCGTCAATAGAACCATCTACATATGCTTGAGAGTCTATACTATTAGCTGCTACCTTTGCTTCAGTTACAGAATCAGAAGCTAGAGCAGTAGCATCAACTGAGCCAGCCGCATAATGTTCTGCATCAATACTGTCTGCGGCAATGTGTTCACTATTTATTGAATCATTAATAATGTTGTCGCCATCGACTATATCCGCCGCTAGGTGAACGTGGTCTATACTTCCATTAGTAATATGTTCTGAGTTAATTGCATCATCAGCTATCTTAGCACCAGTCACCGCATCTGCGGCAATCTCTGCTGTATCAACTGCATTATCAGCTAAGTGTTCATTGTCAATACTAGCCGCCGCGTAGTGTTCACTATTTAAAACATTGTCACCGATTTTGGCGGCAGTTACTGAGTCTGCTCCAAGTTTATCAGCAGTTACAGCATAGTTATTAATTTTTGCAGTTTCAACCGCAGAAGCGGCTATCTCTGCTGTATCCACAGCATTGTCTGCTAGACGAGCATTTGTCACAAAATTGTTTGCTGTAATAGCATTTAACTGTGTTTGAACAGCACTTGTTACACCATCAACATAGTTAATTTCTGCACCTGTCGCAGTAATTGCTGTACCGCCTACTTTCCATTGGTTAGCTGTTAGATTAGGTTTAATTGCTGTTGTGCCATCTAACAAGTTATCTATATTATCTAAGTTTGTGTTTAGTTTTGCACCCCAAGTATCCGCAGAAGCACCAACCTCCGGCTTAACAAGGGTAAACGTTGTAGTTGTAGTATCTGCCATTTATTACTCCAGTATTTTTAAAATGTTCCTTTCCAAACTCGTAGCTTATCAAAATCACCGCTTAACATTTTTTTGCGTACAATTTCTTTACGAGCGTTTGTATCACTCCATTTAATTCCAGCCTCTTTGCACCATTCTTGCAGTACGTGCATAGGAATAGAACCAACAAAACGATTCTCTCCAGTCATACCATGACCTGTTTCACGTATATCCTCAACGCGGTCTAAGTATCTCTGATTATCATGTGTACTCTCAATAATAATCTTACCGTTTTTATTATCAAAATGTACTTGTTCTTTTGTTTTCATATTTTACCCTTTAAAAGTGTGGGAAGTTAAGGAGGACTCCCCACACTAATAGTTTACCTCAGATTACGAAGTAGTACAATCAGCAACTAAGCCTGATGCCTTTTCAT